ATGGTACGAGTCACCAACATACCGCCTACGCGCAGAATCAACAGCTAACGGATCAGTTACAGTTGGTTACTACGGCTTCGGTGCTATCGCAACTAAGGTTGGCGCTGGCGCATTCAAGAATAACAAGGCGTAAAAACTCACTAAGTCGCTCTGGGGAGTAGTAGCCCTCTACTCCCCAGAGTCTTGAGAAAGGATCATCATGGCACTTACAACAGTCGCAGAACTCCGTGCAACACTCGGGGTCGGTACTTTGTATCCAGATGCAACCCTTCAAGAGGTATGTGATGCAACGGATGTAGTTCTTCTGCCTATGCTTTGGCAGAACGAAATCTATAACACTCACCAGAGCCTCACAAACAATGTGGCAACTCTTTACTTTGGTCAAGAGATTTCTAAAGAATTCTATGTAGGACAAAGCATAATCATTACTAAAAACGGAAGCCCATACAACGGCACTAAGACAATTACTGCCATTGGTTCAGGCTCACTTTCATATGCTGCAACTGGAGCAGATCAAGGCACTCATGCCGTCCAGCCTTTTGGAATTGTTGCAGGAACAGTCACAGACTATGCAACTGACACAGCAGTTCAGCAAGCAGCTTTGATGATATCTGTTGAAATCTGGCAAGCGCGTACAGCCACTCTCTCAGGCAGTAACGCTGTAGATTAGCAACGGCTTTAGTCGATAACGCTAAGTGGCAGACTTTTGCTTTCCCACCTGCCACAGTCCTTGCTAACTCTGTGATTGTCTCTCCAGATGATCCTTATCTGACACCTAGCAACAATCAGCACATCACTATTAGCCCAATGGCTAACTTCAAGATTGTCATGACTGTTCCGTTATTTGACAATGAAGGAAATCTTAACGGGATCGAAGATACTGTTTGTAGCGTGTTCGCAAAGCTCGCAGCATCATCTTTGACCTATAATGTAAGCGCGATAAGCGCACCAAGTATTCTCAACGCTGCATCGGGTGACCTACTCAGCTGCGAGATGTCCGTATCAATCCTAACGAGTTGGAGCTAAACATGTCCGAGTGGGAACAAGAAAACGCTGACTTCCTGAAGAAAATCGGGCAAGTAAGCACACCAGCACCAAAGCCAGTAACTACTAAGAAAGACGAGGAATAATCTCATGGCTGTATTTCTAAACAATAAAGTAGGCGTGAAGATTAACACTGTTGATCTTTCTGACCATGTCACATCAATCACTCTTAACCGCACATTCGATGAGCTAGAAGTAACAGCTATGGGCGATTCTTCACACAAGTTCGTTAAGGGCTTAGAAGCATCAACTGTAACAATCGACTTCTTAAATGACACAGCATCTGCAAATGTATTGGCAACACTACAGGCAGCATGGGGAACCACAGTCACATGTGTATTCCTACAGGAAAAGGGAACAGCAATCTCAGCGACTAACCCTCTTTACACTGTTTCATTGCTAGTCAATAACACTACAGACATCAATGGTGCTGTAGGCGATATGGCTACACAGTCAATCACATTTACTGCTAACTCAACAGTTGCAGTAGCCACAACAGGCACATTCTAAACAACTAACAAAGGGGCAAACTCATGGCAAAACTAAAGATAGTTCGTACAGATGGAAGCGTACTAGAAGGCGAGATCACTCCAGCAGTGGAGTACTCATTTGAGCAGTACGCTAAAAAGGGCTTCCATAAGGCGTTTCGCGATGAAGAAAAGCAGAGCGATGTCTATTGGTTAGCATGGGAAGTAACACGCAGGTCAGGTGAAACTGTCAAGCCTTTCGGGATTGACTTTATCGAAACACTAAAGTCTGTTTCGGTTGAGGATTCAGACCCTTTAGCTTAAAGCGCGATCTTCCGTTCACCTACCTAATTGCTAGGCTAAGCATTAGGTTAGGGATCGCGCCACAGCAGTTGTTGGATTTAGATAAGAATATGCTCGATGCATTAGTGCAGGGGCTCAAGGATGAAGCGAAAGAGGTGAGCGATGCCAGCAAGCGTAAAGGGCGCCGTTGAGCTTCGCAAAGCTCTTCGTAAGTTCACGCCTGATCTTTCTAAAAAAATGTCGGCTCAAATTGGTATGGCATTAAAACCTATTACTAGATCTGCTAAAGGATATCTTCCAGATCAAAGGGAAGTTCTTAGTGGATGGTTGCCCCGTCAAATGTCAGAGGGAACTTTTCCGACCTACAATGTTCAAATTGTTAAAGCTGGGGTTGGGTACAAAACAACACCTTCTAAAGCTAACAGTAGAGGTTTTAGATCACTAGCTCGAGTTTTCAACAAAAGCAGAGCTGGTGCAATTTATGAAATTATGGGTCGTATTAATCCAGACAGTCGCTTTGTGCAAAATCAAGATGGCAAATATCTAAATAAAATGGTTGGCAAAAAGCAATTACAAGGTCGAGCTCTTTATCGCGCCTATGAAGAAAACAATGGCAAGGCAACAGTTGCGGTAATTAAGGCAATAGAATCGACAGCAGCCAAACTTAACGACAGAGCTACAGTGAGGGGTTAATTATGGCTAATGTATTTATTGATATCCTTGCTGAATTTACTGGCAAAAAAGCATTTAAAGAAGCTGAGACCTCAACAGACAAACTTACTAAAGGGGTAAAAAAACTTGGTGGGGCTTTAGGTCTTGCTTTTGGTACTCAGCAAATTGTTAATTATGGAAAACGCGCAGTTAAGGCTTTTGCAGATTCAGAGTTAGAAGCAACCCGCTTAAGAGTTGCGGTGACTAATCTAGGTCTTGCTTTTGCTGCTCCAGAGATTGATCGTTACATCGACAAGGTAGAACTTGCCACGGGTGTAAATCGAGATCAACTTCAGCCAGCCTTTTTAACGCTGTTGCAGACTACAGGCTCACTTACTAAAAGCCAAGAGCTTCTAAATCTTGCCCTTGATGTCTCGGCAGCGACTGGAGCCGATGCATCTAGCGTGGCTGAAAAATTATCACAGGCTTATCTTGGGAACACTAAAGGTCTTAAAAGTCTTAATCTAGGTCTTACAACAGCAGAACTGAACAGTGCTGATTTCGAGACAATCCAGAAAAGAATCACTGCGCTTTTTGGTGGTCAAGGCGAAGCTGCTGCTAACTCTTACACAGGGCAGATTAACAAACTTGCTATTGCATCTGAGCAAGCTTCTGAAATTATTGGCGGTGGTTTGGTTGATTCTCTACTGCTTCTAAGTGGCAATACTGATGTAAGTGCTTTAGCAGATGACATGCTTACAGCAGCCTACAACGCAGCAGAATTTACTAGAAGCGTAACAGAGCTTGCAACAGCGATCAACGCGCCTATAAAAGGTCTCGCCGACATCGTGGCAAGATTTGTTAAGGCAACAGATCCTTTTGTTGATCTTATTATTGAAGGTGACCCTTCTGGCTTCTTTAATAAAAAGCCACAGTCGGGAGCCAATGCTCCAAGAGCAGCATTTAATGGTAAGCCTTTTTATGCCGATGCTCAGAAGAATGCAGATGCACTAGCTAAGGCAGAGTCAGATGCCAAGAAGCGCGCTGCTGAATTATTAGCCATCAAGAAAAAGCAACAGGCAGCAGAAGCTAAAACTCTCAGAGATAAGAAACTTGCTCTGCTTATCGATAAGGCTAACATTGCTCTGAATAAGGGTAGCGAAGTCTTTGACTTAGACAAGATTCAAGTTGCAGCAGCTTTAACAAATCAGGCTGAGCAATTAGGCAAGGCAACTAGCTCTGCTCAGCTTTTGCAGATTACTAATGACACTGCTCGTCTAAGGGTCAAAGAGTCAATTTCTGCCCTAGAAGATGCGATTGCAGCAAAGGACGAAGCAGCAATCATTGCTGCAACAAATAGACTTAATGCAGACAATAAGATTCTTGGTAGTTTAATCAACCAAGATCTTAAGATGAAAGATATTAAAACAATCCTTGAAGGGCTTAAGCCAAAGGATCTTATCAATCTAGGTAACCTTGATGCTGCTATTGCAAAAATGATTGAGTTAAATAGATTGCAAAACGCTAAAGCACCTGCCACAGATGCGGCAGCTAAGGCAGCAGAAGCCGCAGCTCAGGCAGTTGAGGCTTCTGCTCAGTTAATCCCTAAAAACACGACAGATTTTACACTTAATAATCCAACCATTTTTAAGTTAATAGATAAAATGCTCCCTAGCAATTCATACAATGAGCAATTAGTAACGGCATTAAATGCGGGTGCAGATTTACCTAGCGCGGTACGAGGGTCTAACTACCAAGCTCGAGCTGAGCAGGAATACGCTGCATTCCTTAGCCAGATCAACATGGGTGGGATTGCTGGTCAATCTCTGACTAGCGGTATGGCTCAAGGCTTACCATTATCCAATGCACTATCAGGTTCTCGTTATGCAGCTCAAGCAGCAGCCAGTTATGGCGCAGGTGCTACTATCGTTGTGAACACAGGCGTGGGAGATCCTAACGCCATTGCAGAGGCTATCGACCAAGTATTGCGTGAAGCACGAGACAGAGGAACGCTAACAGTAGGATGACATGGCTTCCAGAGTGGCGAGTAACAGTAGGTGATGATGTCTATACGACTGTCACCTCTGTGTCTTTTGCCTCTGGTCGCTTAGATATTGACCGGCAAGCCACAGCAGGTTACTGCCAAGTAGAGATCGTCAACACAGATAACTCACCTTTTACCATCAATGTCACAGAGCCAATCACCTTAGAGCTTAAAAACTCATCTGGCACTTATGTCACTGTATTCGGTGGGGAAGTGTCAGACTTTAATATCGGTGTGCGTAGTCCAGAAGAAATTGGTTACATAACCACAGGCAAAATCTTAGGGATTGGCTCACTGGCTAAACTGACAAAGGCTGTCTATAACACAGCTCTGGCAGAAGGATTAGATGGCGCACAGATTGCAGCCATTTTAGGTCAAGCTCTTAATCTTACTTGGGCAGAGGTCACACCGACTGTTACATGGGATACATACCCAGCCGATGTGACTTGGGCTAATGCTGAGTCATACATTGGTGAAGTGGACTCAGGCTTCTACACAATGATTGCTCTTGCAGCTAGTGCTTCTGCTAAGTCTCAGACCTTGACAGACCAGATCGCTAACAGCGCACTTGGTCAGATGTACGAGGAAAAGGACGGAGATGTCTCATATGCCGATGCGGATCACAGATCTAACTATCTCGCAGCAAATGGCTTTACTAACCTTGACGGGTCTTATGCAACACCAAGTTCTATCACCTCAACAACTCAGATTGCTCGCATCCGTAACAGCCTTATCTACAGATACGCTACAGGATACGGCTCAACCTACAGTACCTCAGATGCGGACTCTATAGC